ATGGCAAACCACACTACCACGCAAAAGCTCTGCAACTGGTTCATTCAGCAGGCGAATGCAAAAAACCTTCCTCTCACGCCCGTTAAACTGAACCACCTGGTCATTCTGGCGGACTGGTGGCACCTGCACCATCACGGCGATTTCCTGATCAACGAACGGGCGGAAGCATGGACCTGCGGGCCGGTGCTCCCCTCCATTCATCACGAATACAAGGACCAGCCGCCCTGCTCCATCATTGAACACCCCAGCCGCCGCCAGCCCCCTCTGGAAGAGGAAACGGACATCATCCCTTTTCTGGAACACATCTGGAACGTCTATGGCAAATACACGGCCCAGCAGCTTGGCCGCATCAACACAGCGCCGGCCTCCCCCTGGCAGCAGGCGCAGGGCAGGCACGGAGAAGCGGAACACCAGCAAATTGCCCGGGAACACGTGAAAGCCTACTTCCAAACCCTGGCTGAATGACCCCGGGAGAAAAGCCGGACCGCCCTTTTTTCTCCGCATTCATTTTTTCTATTCAAAACACACATTTGAGTGAAAAAAAACTTGCAAAGAACAGCCGGTTCCGCTTTAATTCGCCCGCACCGCAAAGGTGCCCGTTACATAGCCCTATAGTGTAATCGGTAACACAGCGGATTCTGGTTCCGTATTTTGGGGTTCGAGTCCTCATAGGGCTACCAGATTTAACAAAAAGGCCGTCTCTTTGGAGGCGGTCTTTTTGTATTTATATCCCTTTAAATAAAGGTCTTGTGCGATTTCAGAAAGAAGGAGAACATCCTAAAACATGATGTTACAACTTGAAAAAAGAGCACACTATTGATACCACTAAATCCATGGCATCCATCTATAAAAAGCCGAACAGTCCGTACTGGTACGCACAATACCGTGTACGAACCGCCACAGGCTGGAAGCTGGTCAGGCTGTCAACCAAGATCGAACATACCCCTGCCACAGTAACAAGGGAAGTAAAAGAGGCCGCGGAGGCCGTAGGAAAGGCGCTGAACGTACTGACAAAGGAACAGGCTATGACTAAGGCGCAACGCTTGGCAGACGCCCTTGAATCAACTGCACGGGCAAACCTGCCAGCCTATCAACTGCGGCGATCCATCTCTGCCTTGTCTACGGAGTTAACCGGAGAGTCTATTGAGATGCCCTCTGTTAAATCCTGGCTTGATGATCACATGAAGCGCATTATACGCAATGGGCTCAAACCCGCATCCATAGCCAACTACAAACAAGCCTTTGACAAGTTCCGCGCCTCCATGGGGGAACGTATCAATCTACCCCTGGACCGCATCACTCCCTTAATGCTGGATGATTTCAAAAATCATCTCCTGTCCCGCGTCTCTCCGTCTACCGCCAATATTGCCCTTACTCTGGTTTCCGCGGCATTCCAGGCAGCAGTTGACTACAAGATCATCGAGACAAACCCCTTCACGGCGATTGCCAAGCCGCACAAGGGGAAGGTCATCAAACGCCGGAAATTTGAACTAGAAGAGCTTGAAAAGGTAATGGCCGCGTGCAATCCGGAATGGCGCTCCATGGTGAAAACGTGCCTCTACACGGGGGGTCAAAGATTGGGAGACGTGGCAACGCTCCGATGGTCCCAGGTTGACGGAAAACGCGGCGTTATCCGGATGACCACGCAAAAAAAGGGAAAGCCCCTGATGATTCCGATTTTCCCGGCACTGAAAAAGCATCTGCAGCAGCGGAGGAAAGAAGCCCCAGGGGAATTCCTGCATCCGGAATGCGCGGACATTTTTGAAAGCAAGGGCTCTGGCCGTCTGTCAAATATCTTTGGACGCATCCTGTATCAGTGCGGCCTTATCACCAAAGACCCTTTAGCCGCGGGGAAGAAATATAAAAAGCAGGAAGGGAACGGCACGGAAACCCGGCGCCACGTCAATGAGCTGTCCTTTCACAGTCTCCGCTATACGGCAACAACTATGTTGCATGATGCCGGTGTTCCCCCTGCCCTTGTGCAAGCTATTGTGGGGCACGACTCCCGGGAAGTCCATGAGGGGTATATCGACTTTGGAGCTAAGGAGTTTACACAGGCCCTTGAAAAGCTTCCGGACCTGTGAACCCTCACACACCGGTGCGTGAGGGACATCAATTTCAGTTCCGATTGTTTCATGCTTCCCCTCCCAGTCCTATTTCTTTCATCAAACCCCGGATTTCAGCCGCGGCGGTGTCGGTGTCCACGACGGGCCCTTCCGGCTGCTGCGGGGCTTGCTCCGGCTGTGGCTTCTTGCGAGCGGCGACCGACTTCCAGCGCGTTTCCTTGGCCCAGCGGTCCGCATGGGTTAGCACATCCCCGAAGCACTCCCAGAACTTGCGCCTGCTGTCTGGCCGCCAAAAAGCCTTGTTGCTCCGGTCATGCGTCAGCCCGGAAGCGTAGTAGGCCCGCAGCATCTCCATGTCCCGCGGAGTAACCCGCCCCTGTGCGGACTGGTACGCCTCAAGCGCGGCTGCCGTCTCAATGGCGGTTGGTATCGTCCGACCCCAGGACGGGTTGATTTCAAGGGTGGCAGCCATGAACCGTGCAGCTCCAGGGGAAGCCCCCAGGTCCGCGTGATTGTCGGCGCAGCGCATCCCCCGGACATCGTTCAATCGTTCCCGGTTCGGGAAAGACTGGGCAGGCAGCACAGGAGCAGCGGGCGGACTACTACAAACCACCGTGGTATTTCCCTCTGCATTGTTTTCTTGTTTATCCGTCTTCGCATCCGAATACGCATCCGCATAAGTACACAACTGTACACAACTGTTTTCACCTGTTTGCAGCTGCAAACAATCGTCATCAGGTGTTACCAACTGGTATTTACTCTTGCCGACCTGAATGGCCTTGTAACCGTCTGGCAGCGGGTACTTTGGAGCAGACCGGAGCGATTGTCCGAAATCCCGCACCATCAAAAATGATTTGCCATTCCTGGCAAAAAGCAGAATGAGCCCCGCCGTCTCGCACGCGGCAAGACAGCGTTGAACATTGCACTCACTCATTTTCTCAAGTTGGAGAGGGTATAGAGCGGAACGCAGAACGGAAGGTCTGGCATCGGACAAGCCGTAATCGTCCACCAAGGATAGCAAGCGGCGATAGAACACCTCTGCTTCCCATGACAGAGAAGCGATGCGTTCGGAAGTCAGAATACCGTCTCTGATCAATCGTGTTGGCATTTTTTTATTGATAAATTCTTGTTATTTTGATAATTATTCATCATTATGAATAGTTATTACATTGTTATAGTGAACGAAACTCCAACTGACATTACCTACAAAACTTTTTTAGATATTGATGATTTCGAAAATATTGGAAAGCTGTATAAAATTTTCCCTCATATTGCTAATAAGTACTCAAGTGAAAAAAAGGGGGATTATAATGTTACCTGGCATGAAGTTAAAAATATAACTACAAATATTGAAGTACAAGAATGTCCTCGCTTAATGACTACTGTAGATTTTTTGAAAGAAAATCATATCAAATACAAATATGTAAAAATGGATGACAACATGCTCAGAACCATTGATTCAGGAAAAACTATTTTAAGATCAGAATGGGAGGCCTTTTGCCATATTTCTGACCAAATAAATAACAATGTTAAGTAAGTTGATTTTTTAAGAAGTTTCACATTGGGTCGCACGGCATAGGGTTTCCGTGCAAGATCACGGGGGGGGTCAAAGAGGAACTTCTTCACTCCCCCTCCTTTCTCGGCTCCCAATGTGTTACATCTTCACACATGGCGCAAGGACGCCTGCTACCAGGCAGGTTTTTGTAAAGGCAGTTAGAGCAACACCGTCCTTCTGTTGCCTTCAACGCCCTGCACGCGGCCCGCTTCTGCCAAGCGTCGCAGATGGCCTTAGAGAGTTTATGGTATCGTTTTTCATCGTATTCCATAGAGATCATTTGAAACCTCACTTCCTTTAGGATTCCACGGGCTTTCCCGTACTCGTAAAAAGCTTTCTGTTCAGGAGTCATGCGAGCCTCCTTTCCAAAATGGCCGCCTGCTCCGGGGTAAGGTACTGCCAAGACTGCGGCGGACGGGTCATGCCGATGGCAGAGAGCGGCACGGCGGCGGGGAGCCTCACGGGGTCCATGACTCCCCAGGCGTGGCAGGGGAGATATGACTGCAAATGAGCTACCGAGACGCAAGCTTCCTTGATCATCAACTCATTTGGCATGTGCCTCAACGGAATAAAGCACCACAACTGGCATTTGCCGATGATGGCCCGCTCCCCGTCCTTGCCGGATTCGTAGAGCCAGAGCGTTACGCCGTCGTGATTTTCCGGTGGGATGCACGGCGCGTTCTTGCGTAGTTCCCACCCCTTTTCCCCGGACAGAATTTTACCGGAGAAAGGCCGCCTGACGGATAAGAGGATGTTAATCATTGCTCCCTCCTTCCCGATAGTGTTTTTCAATGGCGTCCATCATCCTATTCCAATTTTGGCGTGCCTCCTCTTCCGATTCAGCATCATCCGCCATGAGGGCGTGAGGTAGATGCTCGTCAATCGTTTGATCGCATATATAGGATATGTGCGCTTTCCCATTTTCGGTATAGTGCATGAGGTCAGGCAATTCCCCACACCAACAAGGTTTCAATTCTTCATTCATTGCTGGCCTCCTTTCCGTTCAGTTCCCACGGCCATTTCTTGATGCCGGTAGGATAGTAGCTATCGGCATCACCATACACGTCTTGGAGATGTATTTTCCCAGCTTCTAAATCCGTGCCAAGCACCGTATGTATGTCATCACTTAACCATACCAGCACGTTATCACCTTGCCTCAACCGCATGATGGGCGGGAACTTGGAAATGAACCTTTCAGCAGCTTCATGATCCGATATTGATAAAGCATGATTATATTCATTGTTTCTAATTAAATTTAAATCCACTTCATCAAGGATTTGATAACCGCAATTTAAGCAAGTGAGGGCTACAATACTTTCATAGTCGCAGGCACATCTCTTCACTAGTTTGCTATCGCACAGCGGGCATTTAATATCTTTCATTTTAATTTCCTTTCTTGATTTTAAGTTTTCCGCTTGGCCCCATCGTCCAGCCGTCAAAAGCGACGGTGCCGGACAGATTGATCACGGGGTAGGCGTCATAAGGACGGCAGACAAACTTCTTGCCGTCTTTGTTTTTCACGCGGAGCCATGCGCCCCATTTGGCACCGATAATGGTATATCTGTTCCCCATTACAGTGACTTGCTGACCGTGTCGAAAGCGGGCGCCGTAGATGGCATTGAGGGCGTCAAGATCGGGCTGCGCGGCTTTGGCGGCAGAGGCTTCCCTTCTGCGGTTAAGTTCCACCATCCAGCGGCGTTTTCTCTCTCTTTCTTCGGGGCTCATTCCACTTCTCCTTCCTGGATTGTTTCTATTTCCCAACCCGTTTTTGTCTGCTTGGCAGCGATAAAAACAAAGGGGAACTTGTCGGCGGCGGTCTTGATTTTTACCCTGGCGTCGTCGCGCCAGAAGCCTTTCACCTCGTGGAATTCAAGGGTGCCGTCAGGGCGCACAACCATGAAATCCGGCGTGTATGAGCAGCGGTTCCCCAAGATCAGCTTGACGGCCTCAAACTTGAATTCCCGTATCTCCCCCTTGTTTTGGAGTTCAGACAGGTAAAAGCCATAGGCGGCTTCCGTCTTGTTCATCACGCCGGGCCGATGGATAGCTCTTGCCTTCGTCTTCATGCCGCCCTCCTTCCTTCAACGAATTTAGGCATGTTGAGTTTGTAAAAATCTGCGTAATAGATTATAAATCGCTCAATAGCATCTTCTAGTTCGTCGGTGTAGCTATCCCGTTCCACCCGTAAAATCAGGGGTTTGAGACGTCGGCAGTAGCTCATGAAGTACCAGTACGGGAGTCCAGTCACAATCATGGAGCCGTGTACCTGCGCCTTGTATTGGCCGGGTAATACGCCGTCCAGCAGGTATTCCGCGTGATTTTTTGCAAGAGGGCATTTCAGCTCCACACCCGCCGCGTACTGACCATTGATCTTGATCATACCGTCAGGGGAACAGCCCACCAGTTCGTTATCCTGGACGATAAATCCCACCTGTTCCACTTCCATCCCCATGATTCGGCTGAATTCTTCCCGTGCTTCCGGTTCCAGTTCTTCCCCGCGGTCCGTGTGGCGGTTTCCTTCCCACTGTATTTCGTCGGGACGGATGCGGCTGCAACACATCTCAATAGCCAGCGCACGCCATTGAGACGAGTCTTTTCCCGTGGGGGTTAAAACCCGGAAAAAATTGCTGGCCGTAAGACGACCGGCACGGGCACGGAACCATGCTTCCGAGCGTTGCTCCATGGCTGGCCAGATTTTCATTGCTGGCCTCCTTCCGCCTCACAGACTTTCCACGCTTCGTTTACGGCCTGCGCGAAATAGGCCACACGGCGCTTGTTGTTGGGGTAGGCAAGTTTTCCGCGAGCCTCCTTGATCTGGGCAAATGCATCAAAAACAGCATCCTGGAATTGTCTCCATTCTTCTTCTTCGCCAACCGGGGCCGGGGAAGGCGCGGGGGCTTTGGCTCGAACCGGTTCCGGATCCGGCTCAAATGCGGTCATGTTGATGACAGCGGGCGATGGCGGCACAGGAGGCTTGCCCTGTTCTTTCAGCTCCGCTTTTACCTGTTGGGCTTCTTCCCGTGCCTTCCGGGCTTCTTCGGCCAGTCTGGCGCGTTCTGCGGCGGCTTTGGCAGCATCCTGACGGCGGCGCAGTTCGGCCTCAACATAGATAGTGGGTTTCGTTTCAAGCTCGTCCATGTCAAGCACGAGAGTTTCGCCGCAAACATCAATGAATTCACAAATGATTTCACGATTGGTTGCGATGTCTTTGTTTGCTTTTGCCACGGCGGCATCAAGCGCGGCCTCGATGCTTTTAATGGTGCGCTTGCTCTTGATGGCGTCCGTCATGGCGTTGCCAAATTCTCTCTTCCGCAAATGGGGAGCGCATTCAAGAAGGTCAAGAGCCTTTTCAATAAGGCTGGTGCGTATTTTCTCCTTTTCCCCAGCAATCTTCTTTTCGAGCGTAAGCCGGGCCGTTCTGATTTCCGCGCTGGAATCGTCCAGGGCCGCAAAAAACTGGTGGAGGCTTTCGGCATCCTTCAGGGCTTTTTCCTTGGCAGCCTTGACGGCATCTTCTGCCCCTTTGAGCATTTTGACGTTTTGTTCAGCCAGTCCGAATTCTTCATCGGTTTCGGGGGTGAGGCTGATACTGTCTAGGACAGTTTTGACGGAGGCGCGGAATTCGGCCAGATTGGAAGAGAGCACTTCGCCTTTGGCGCTCACATTCAGGGGGATGATTTCAAGTTGTTCGCTCATGGCGTTTAAAGGAGGTTTGTGGTGGAGGTTTCGGAAACTGGAGCCGGTTCCGGCGTCGGGGTCGGATCCGGGTCTTGGCGATCAAGCGGGTAGTCATCTATGTCGGGGTCATCTTCCGGCACGATTTCGCCGTCAATGACGACGCCGTCGTCGATTTTGACGATACGCCCCGTCTCCGCGGCGTGGGAAACTTCGATAGCGTTTGCCACTTCAACGCTTTTCGGCATGTACTTGAGGACTTGCAGCAAGACCACCTTCCGGGCGTACATTTCGCGGTTTTTGTAGGAGTAGTGTTTTTCCCCAACCTCATTGTGCGCGTCGCGGTGGCGCCAAATGCGCTCCATGGTCCACGCCTCAATGACAGGGGTTTCCGCACCGTTGACCCGGGCACAGGCATAGGCCCATGTCATTTTGTCTTCGTCCCCGTAGTTGATGCCGGGGACGTGGCGGAGGATGGGATAGGCTCCAAGCTCAAACTGGAAATGGTCGCCCTCGTAAACTACACCCGTCCAGGCGGTAGCCCTGCCCGTATTGTTGAGCAGCCCAACAAGGCCCTGCCACCCGGGAACAAAGGTGCATTTGCCCTTGTAGGGGATAAGATACCCCTGCCCGGCTACCCCCGGCTCAAGTCCAAGCTGGGAGGCAATAAGCAGGCTGGAAAAGATGCTCACGGCAGAACACCGCTGCAAGGCGGGGTTTTGGGAAAAGCAGGTTACCGCCAGACGGATCATGCGGTCCGGGTTGAGATGGGCCGGCAGCGCGGCGGCAATGGAGGTTTTTGACTTGGTCAAAAAGCCGGCAAGCTCCTTCGGAGTTGACAGGGTAAGGGTCGTTTGCTGGTCTTGCCTGTCCTCGTATTTTGGTTTATAAGGTTTTGCGTTACTCATAATCTTTGCATGGTTCTGTGTAACAAGGCCGGGGATCGGTTGGCGCTGACCCCGGCCAACTGCTTTTTAGGCATTCAAGGGGTCCTTATGATTGCAGTTCAGTTTGTTCCAATGTTCTAAGGCTTCCGCATCAATTTCTTCGGCAGTTTTGACAAGTTCGACGCAAGCAACGGAGATCATCACGTTCCCGCCTGATAAAATTCCACGTGGGACCTCAACATCTCCATTAGGGTACTCGTCCTCCTCAAGCGTCACGTGGACATCAATTTTCTTGCCTTTATCAAGGCTTCGTTCGTATCCACACCCGAAAAGCCTCCCGTGAAATCCGGTGATTCGCACCAAATCCCCCTTGCGGTATTTCCGTGCCGGGTCGTATTTCGCCTGGGCGGGCTCAAGAACAGAAGGTTCAAAAAAGCCATCTTCCGTTTTGCCGTCATCACGGCGGATAGTGATTTTGATAGAGTTAAAATCCGTTCCGTCATCTTCACTGATCGTTCCCCGGATGATGACTTCTGTTCCGGGCTTGCATTCGTTTCTTTGCATGGTGTTTTTATTCTATTGTTTTGTTGTTGTTACAGTTAGGTTAGTTGGAAAGGGTTGTTGCCGTGTTCTCTTTTATGGCCTTGGAAATACGTTCCGCACACCAAAGAGTGGCGCCCCGCTTTTGGTGCGGTAGGCAGTCTTTTTTCATGATTTCCGGGGCAGTTTTCGCAAGTTTATAGAGCCATACGCGGCCTTTGCGGTGCCGGAACTGTGGGAGTTTGAGCAGGTCTTCAGCACGCAACCAGGTTTCACCGCTTGTTTCAGGGCAGTATTTCCCTTCCATGATCGAAACAAGGCGATCAATGCGGGTAAACAGACCTTCAATCAAACGTTGATCATTGGTATTCATAATCCTGCGAAAATCATTACGGCTAAGTAGAAAAATCCGACAATGAACGCTGCGGAAGCAAGACAGACCAAGACAATGACCAGACCAAAGAGCAGACGCGATACAGCTTCCTTCCGGCGTCCCCTGGTACTGTTCTTGCAGGCTTGCAAGCGGCGGCGCTCCTTCCGGGGGTCAAGAGACTGGTAGGGGTTCTTCCCTGCCCTGTCCGGGATGCCGTTGATTTGCTCCCAGGCACAAGAGGCGCAGAGGCAGCGGCAGCAATACGCGTTCCCGCGGCGGTCTCCGATAATGGACCAGTAAGCGCCCCTGCCGGGTTCCTGCCCGCAGGAGTAGCAAAGGAACGGTGCTTTGCTGTTTGCATTGGTGATGGTCTCCACCATCCCCATATAGGGGCCTTGGTGGATTGGCCGTTGTAATATTTCGCATGTATTCATTTTCTGGTGTTGGTTTGTGGTTAGGCTCAAAAATGGCCGCCGTATTCATCAGCATACGGGAAAGCGAGTTCTTCTTCCGTTTCTTCCCAGCCGCAGTCTTCACAGCATCCCCAGCACAGAGGGTCAGTCTCGTCATATTCGATGACGGCGCCGCATTCCGGGCAGTGGAAATCTCCGTTGATGTCTGCGTATGGCCTCATGATTTTGCTTCCTTTTTTTGGATATTATCGCTCTAACAAATCCAGATGTATCTTTTTAGCACATAAAAGCAACTAAATATTTCCCCTTTTAGGACATTTCACGGGGTTGACGGCGGTTTTCTTAGTGGGTGGATTCTTGCCTTGATTGTTGGATTTCAACAAAAAAGACATTACAATTCCGGAGATAATGGCGGGCTTGCTCATTCCCGTTGCTTCTTCCGTTTTCCGGAACCATTCTTTCACCTCCGCGGGGGTTTTTCTAAAGCTGTGTCTCATTTTGATTGCAGGTTTGATTGCTTCCGCGTTCGCTTCTTGCGTGCGGTTGATGGTCACATAATACCAATTTTGCGTATCACGTCAACCCATAAAATACCTAAAAATGTTATTTCTTGTTCCCAAGTTATCTTGACACGTACGGAATATGCGTATACATTCCGCCTATGCTCAACGAAGAAGAAATAAAAAAATGGCTCAAAGATACGGGAAAAAATCGTCAATGGCTTGCTGAAAAAACGCTCTCCAAGAAACGAACAGTTGACGGCTGGCTATCTGATGGAAACCCAATCCCCCCCGCAAAACTTGCTGTTATTGAACGACTCATGAACGGTGAAGATGAAATCCAGTTTGAGCTTCCGGAGAACTTTGAAACCCTCCTCCGGCAGAAAGCGAAGGCAGCACACAAAAGCATTGAGGACCTTGTTAATGAAATCCTTGAAATGACTGTCCAGGAGCAGAAGAGAAAGCAACAGGCAAGCGGCACGTATCCAGAGGCCGTTGAAAAGCTACACCCTGCCTTGGACAACGATGACGAGCCGGAAGAGGTCAACAACGTCTTTCTTCGCCCGGTCAAATTGCCGGAAATCATGGTTGTCGGTAACGTCGCTGCAGGGGAAATCACGTGGAGCGATCTTGACGAACCCTACCCAGTGTTTGACAAGGGCATCACGGCGTTACATGTGGAAGGAACGTCAATGGAACCGGAAATCAAAAACGGGCAAGTCGTGCTTGTCCGTCCTGTTCCCAAAAATGCAGACTTGGAAAAATACGTTGACGAAATTGTCGTTTACGATGGCGGAGACAATTTACCCGGTATCACGCTCAAGAGGCTGGTGGCTGATGACGAGGGCCACTTCTTCCTTGTCCCTGTCAACCCGGCTTTCCGAAAGCGCATTCCCATCACCGGACAAATCAAGGCTTGCATGATTGGCAAGATTGATCTGACAAAGTGATTTTCACTTAGAATTTTTGTATGTTCTCAACTAGAAAAAGGAAATGTGTGAAGATGATTTGAATAAGCTGGATGATTTTATTCCTTGTAAAGGAGAATATATTGATACGGAATCTTATAGTCAAAACATTCCAAGTTTGAAAAATCTGTATCTTTATGTATCAGAAAAACAATTATTTTCTATTCTTGAGGATAAGGCTTTAAAGTTATCCAGAACGGAATACACTAATGATACGACAGAAAATATTTACTCTGGCGAAGATTCTGTTTCTCCGGTAGTTAGAGAATACGGCTATATTTGCCTATCGTCAACAATCACATCTCCGATGATGTGGGGACAATACGCGGAAAGAGGCAAAGGAGCTTGTCTTGTCTTTTCGGCAGAATTTTCAATAAGAGGCGATTATGTGAACGCAGGATATTATTTTAGTAGAAAGTCTGGATTAATGGATAAATTTAAACGAAGTATTATTATGCGTAAAGTATCATATGTCTCCGATAGAATAGAAAGTAACAAAGGAAGCCACTATGATCTGATGTCAACAAAATACTTCGGGTGGAAACATGAGCAAGAATATAGAATCATTGTCCCTTTATCTTCAGCCTCTCCAAAGGAAATAAAAAAGGGGAAAGGTTCTTTTTCATATATATACTTGGACAATAATATAATGCCTGCCTTGTCACGTGTTGTGTTAGGTGTCAATAATTCCTTGGATGAATATGATACGGAAAGAAAAGTCAATGAATCGCTTATAGGATCCGCTCCTGTAAAATTCCCTATAAGAGTAGTTCGGGCATCACTAGAACCTTCAACTTTTTGTATATCTCCTAATCTGAATAAAATCCATCAACATGCACCCACCCTATGAACTGATATTTTTAGAAAAGTGCCCTTGTTTAGCCCTCGGCCTCTAGCCGCGGGCTTTTTTATTGCGCCATTCCTTGGTTTGGATATTATTGAGAAATGCGCTATTTTTACTATAAAAATGAAAAAGTATTAGGTCCGGTAGACATTGCAGAACTCTATGAACTGAAGCAACGAGGAGATATAGACGCTTTTACCCTTATTGCCTGTGAAGAAGAAGGAGAAAATGCTGAATGGATAGAGCTTGGATATATAATTGACTTTGAAACACAAACGCCCATAAACGTTTCACATTACTTCAACCCATCTCTTTTTCGCAAAGCCGCGGATCTACTGATAGAAAACGGATTTATCAATGAAGAAACTGACCTTTCAGTATTCTTCACAGGTGTTATGGCGGAGGTCATGGAGCGTTTTGGACTGGAACACAGACAACCCAAAAAGAAACGCTCCTATAAAATGAATACAGAGGGAGATGAACAACTTGCCGAAAACCTCAAGCAGATGAACACTAAAGCAGGTTTTGAAATTCAACCGGTTGATGTTATCATTCCTGGCGCTAAAATCTGCATCACAGGACAATCAGACCGTCATTCCAGGCAATTCTTGTACGATAAAATTGTAGAGGCCGGAGGAGTGGCTTCAAAATCCATTACGCTTGAAACTAACTATCTTGTTGTTTGCGACAAGACAAGTAAGGGCTACAAATACGGAACATTCGGGGCAAAACTCAAAAAAGCGGCAGACTATGGAATTACTCTTGTTGCCGAAGTTGATCTTGTGGAGAAACTAAAAGCCCTCAACCTTATCAAGTAGAAGGCCGAGGACTTTTATAAAAAGATTACTTCCTTGTCTGTTCCACAAGCTTCTTGAGTAAATCAACGCTTACCAATTGACATTGCACAATATTCGCAATAGCAATGAAAATTCCTCCATAAATTAAACTTCCTAAAAAGATACCAATAGCACCTAATAAGGACATTGAGAAGGAAAATGTATCCTTACTCATAATACCAGCAAAGAAAAAGATAGCGGCAAAGACAATGGCAAGAATGATAATGAGCCTTCCACATATAGAAAAAGCTTCTACTACCAATGAAGTAAACGGGATTTTCGTCTCTTTGATGTCAGTTGCCTTTATAGATGGCCGCTGCGCCGCTACAGGGGATTGTTCTGGATTGTTCTGATGCACCTCGGAGATAACAGGAGAACGGGATTGTTCAGCTACTACAGGTCTATTCTTCAAAAAATCTGAATACGATATCCAATTTTGATCATCCTCGCTACACACTAATGTTACGCCAGTAATGCGTTTTTGAGTGAAGAGCATCTCAAGACCACGCTCCGAAAATGGGCCTTGTGCTTCATCATTGAAAAATATGTAGAATTTCTTTTCTTCCATGGATAACTATAAAAGCACGTTTTACTTTTTTGCACAAGGATGTTAGAGCACCAATTTCCACTTTCTTCCCATTCTGCACCAATCTGCTATAAAAGCACATTTTTCTACTCATTATTTTCCCAAAAGGTAAAAGTACCAGAAAAAACTTGCCCCTGTCTGCCTTTTTGGAAATATGACGCCATGGATGAATTTAGCGACAAAATCCGGGCGTTTTTAGAGGACATGGAAATGAGCAGGGAAGTTTTTGCATCTCTGTGTGGAGTCAGCAAACGCCATGTCGACAAATGGCTTTCATATCTCCCAATACCAAAGGCACGACAAGCTGTCATTGAACGCATCATGAGGGATGAATATGCCCGGCGCCGGAAAAGTGATCAGAACCCCGACATGGATATTATTGAGGTGCCCTTCCCACGCAGCCAATATGACAACGTCAGAATGACTGCGAACATCCACGGCATGACAGTTCAGGAATGGGCTTCCAGCGCTCTTGCAGCGCTTTCCAATATTCCAAAGCATAAATAGATTTTTATAATTAAAAAATATTCAATCTGTTCAATAAAATACTAATTTCAAAATGGAACAAGATTTTCGTGTTTGTATATCATGTCTTAAGGACCCAGGTCTTATTTCATGGTTCAAATTACAATGTAAGAACTCAAATCGTGGAAATTGTGAATTTTGTGGCAGAACCAATATGCCTGTCATGTGGTCAAACGATGTGATAGAATATTTGAGGTCATTTATTTTCGAAGGATATTCATTATGCGTAGAGTCTGCCCCATATATAGGTCGGGAAGGAGGTTACCAATGTCCAACTTATGAACCTGATGAATTATTTGATGAATATTATGATGAAATCGGATCAGAAAAATTCGAAAAATATGTCAGAGATTATTTTTGTGCAGAAGGTCAGCTCTATTTATGGGGGGATTCATATGCTCAGCCAAATACTTTACAATATGCAGAGTGGAGTTGGAATCATTTTTCAGAAGTAGTTAAATCTAATAAAAGCATGAAAAAGCATGATTCATATAATAATGAATATGCTTCTCCAGAAGATTTCTTAGAATTATATCTTCCTTTGTATTATAAAATATCTAAATGTATTAAAAATGAACAAGCAGGAACTAAAATATATAGATGTAGAAGAGAAAACAATAAACTTACTATGCCTATTGATTTCCAAGATCTTACATCTCCACCTGAAAGTTGTATAAAAAAGGATAATAGATTCAGCAATAAAAAAATATCTTTATTCTATGCAGCCTTGGATGAAAAAACTGCCGAAGATGAAACAAAATGTGACAGATATAAATATTCCTATGTAGGAAAATTTTCACTTATTAATAATTTGACTATTTTAGACTTGTACAAAATAAATCCGCCAAATGGACGTTTTGATAACAAATGGAAAGGATTATATCTTTTGCATAAATTCATGGAAAATTTTACTCATGAAATAAGTATTCCTCCAAATAGAAAACCTCGCAACTATAAACCTACTCAAAAAATATGTGAATATATAATGAATAACAAAATTGGGAATAGAAAAATTCATGGAATAAAATACAAATCCAGTATCACTCAAAGACCATGTTATGTTCTATTCTTTGATAATAAAAGTAGCAGGAAATATCTCAAATTAGAAAGCTACCATCTTAATTTTTATAAATAAAATATTCCTACTAAAAAATATTTTATTATGGAATTCAATATCTCACTTATAACAGGAAATGTCCCTAAACAAGATACAAAGCAACAAATAGATGAAACTGAAAGAATCCGCTGTGAGTTAGAAAATACTGTTTTTTTAGAAAACTATAAAATACAACAACAAGAAAGGCTTCGCGCGTTGGAAGTCTCATCACGAGCGCAATCCAATTGGGACAAAACAACTATAACAATTTCATCCTCCGCCATTGGTCTAATATGGTATCTGCTAAAAGGAGAAAATATAATATTTTCTACTACACCTTTTCTAATATCCCTGATTTTGTGGTCAGGAGTTGTTCTTTGTGTGATGTTCTCATTCCTTGCTAGCGCAAGACTTCATAGGAAGTATGCTGACGGCGTAGCCCATCAACTAAATGAAGAAAATGAACAGGCTGCCAGAAGTGAGGCAAAAGCAAAGAAAATGGATACAGTAATAAAATATTGTAACTGCATAGGATCTGTTTTATTCTTGTTAGCGTTGGCAAGTACTGTGTATCTTTCTTTTAAAACTATATCAAACAGCCATGACAGAACGCCCCATCAACAACAGACAGACGGAAAAATCGAATAAGGAATTAATCGCACATAGTGACAGACAACCAATCCCTCTTCGACCTATTTCCATGGATAAAATGAAACTCCCATCTTCCCTTTGTCCAAAAGAATTGCCTAAAAACAAGCCAAGACAAGAGAAATAAGGATTTTTTCTGAAAGTAGCGCCCCCGTTTAAGAGGGCGCTTTTTGCGTCTTGGAACGTCTCTCTAAGCTAGGGAACGGGCAAAGCTGAAGGCGTCGTCACAGCGGCGCAGCCAGCCCTTCCCGAAGGTCGGGAACTGCTTGCAGGAGCGGTAGAAGGCTGCTCGCTGTTCCCGGAGGTCATCAAGGAATGCTACATCATTACCACGCGATAGGGAATTATGCAGAAATGCCTTGGACATGGGGCCAATGATGCCATCCACAGTGAGGCCGGAATGATGTTTGTCGAGGACGCGCTGCAATATCTTCCCGGTGTTCTTGCTGCCGGAATTGAAATAGTGGTCCCGGAGGAAGAACTCAATGCCCGGATGGGCGTCAGAACCAATCCAGGCGCGGACCGCGGCGGTATTGTCCAGGACGTACTGAAGGCAGCCCTCCCAGGCTTCTTCCCGTTTCCCGGCATCAAGCAAGGCTTTGAGGCGGTTGAATACCGCGGGTTCAATGCCGTCGCAAATGCCGCAAATCTCCCACTTGCCGCCCTTGTCAGCGGCAGGAAGACGAGAGACGCGCAGGGAGGTCGGACCGGTCACGCGGCTGTCTTCAAAGCGGAGGATGGCCGCAGCCATGTTTCTTTCAGTGTTGTTCATAACTTGTTCGTTTTGTTGTTTAATCCTCGTCAATAAGGGATTTGTTGGCGGCTTTCGCCAGCTCGCAGCTTGGGCACTTGTTGATCAGTTGAGTCATCAGGGCGTCAATCTTGGCATCCTTTTTCTCCATCTGATCCTGATGGCGCTGCTGGTCCTCACGGCGCATTTTGAGCACCATCGTGACAACCCAGCCCATGACCCCCAAACTACCCATACCCGCCACGTCGGATAAAGCAGGGTCAATAGACGTAAGGACGCCGCTTGAGGCAGCCAACGATGCCCCGATCGTGATCAACATGCCCAAACTGTTCACGGTTTATTTCTTGGTGGGAATTACCTGTACGACGGGCTGAACCTCCGTCTTGGGCTGGGCCTGGGAATAGGAGATATGCCCCTGCTCAATGACGAGGCAGGAACCGTCCTTGCAGACCTCCGTGCGGCCTGGGGTCACGTCTACGGAGTGCCCACAGCCTCCCAGTAAAGCGGACGCCGCATAGGCCGCCCCCGCCAGGACCACCCACAAAAGGCGTTCCCACCATTTCAGGCCGGGTTTAGTTTTGCTTTTTTCGTAGGCATTCTTCATGCCCTGCTTCCCCGCCTCCAGGGCGGCCTTCTTTTGTTCGTCACTTAACTTACTCATGGTTTTGCTTTGTGAAGTATTTGAAAAATGCCACGGCGGCGGGGTCCGTGAGGACAAAAGCCGGGTAATTGATGATGGTGAATATCCGTCTGCCTCCCTGGTCATTGACGGCCTCGACGGTCAGAGACACGGCCTCAATCATTTCATAGGTTCCGTCTTCCGTAAGGCTTAGAGCATCTTTCCCCAGCCGCGCCCACACCTGGGAGGCTTTCCACGGTTCCGCCAGTCCCACCAGCGCGGCAACTACAGCCTGCATGGCCGGGGCTTGGTCGGCGGGGATGTCGTCTTGCGTGTAGCGGTCCGTGTGGGCGTAGCCCTCCGCATCCCGGTAGATGGCCGTCAAGGCGAATTCTCCCCATTGTCCGGGCCGGGGGAATTGTATCTGTATCTCTTCGTTGTTCATCCTATTGGTACGTTAATATCTTCAAAATCAGTCGTTTCTTCGGTTTCAATGGCATTTTCGGCTATCGCGGCCAGGGCATAGTAAACCGGGTTGACATTGCCCGGTTGGTAGTTGGTGCGCTCCGCAGACCCGACAAGGAGCGCAACGCTACCGTCTGCAATCCCCGGCATGTCTGACACAATGCGATTAAACCCCGTCCCCGTTTCAAAAGTCGTAACCCCTCGTACCGTGGCAATCATCCACAATTGCTGAATGCTACCGCTTCCGGTCAGCAAAAACAATGCCCCGTAAGCGTCGCCATAATCCCCCGCAATGTAGGAGCGTGGCTCATATTGCTGGTAGATGATCTTGTTAACTATATAAGGTATTGGCTCGTTACCGGAAGCAGGGATAAAGCTGGTTGTGGTTTTAACCTTCCAGAGCTGCGTGGACTCGGTACAGTATATTTCACGGACGCGGATCACATAGCCATTGCGGGCCGTATCGCGCACATTATCAAACGTAATATCCAGTATCTCCCCGGTATTGTACGCCAGATTATTACCGGGAATGATGCTGTATGAGTCCAGGGATAAATCTTGCCGCGTCGTCTTGCTCCCGCGCCCAATATCTACGGTGATTTTGCCAGCCGCCGTTAATTGGTAGGGGATAGAAAATCCGGCGAAACTGGAATAATTCCATTGGCCGTGCGGCCCCGTGAAAGTATGTATAACAGTACTGTGCGTATTGGCCAGGACGTTTGTCTGCGCGTACTGGCCAGGTATCAGAATTTTAGTAGATGCCGTACCTGTCGCCGTAATAGCGCCCGTGTTCAGGTAGACATGCTGGGTATAAATGTCCGTCACTCCGGCCATTCCTGCGGCATACAGGCGGTTCACGGCTGCCGTGCCTGTTTGCGCTCCCACGGTAAGCGGAATATTGATGCCACCATTGGCGTTGATGGTGCCGTTCGCAGTCAGACCACCCTCCAGCATCATATTACCCACAGCATCTACCTGCGGGATGGCGGCAAGGGCCTTTTGTGCGGATGCGGCAGCATCGTTCGCCAATTTCAGAGCATTTTCCGCATCCTTCCGTGCGGTATCGGCATCAGTTCCGGCAGTTTCGGCTTTTTGAGCTGCGGCCTCCGCACGTTCTGCAGCATCCGCGGAAGGGTCAATGATTTTAACTTCTCCGTCTGCGGCGTCGGGGACTATGATTTTAATGTCGCCTATCGTTACCACGTCTTCATTTCCTGGTGGCGTGACACGGGGGGCGGCCTGGATTTCTCCCATAATCAAGGGCCGTTCTGCGCCGTCTGGCGCAGCCATGAACAGATCATAGGCATGAGCCCCAGCTTTTAGGGGGCTCCATGCAAGGCGCGCGCTTGTGGCGTCAATAGGCTCGCATTTAATAGCGGCGGCGCCGGGACCGCGGACAGCGCAGCGGAACGTGTTTCCGGATATGTCTTTTGCCGCGCCGTCACCGTCCACAAAACGCAGCATCACCGATTGAGCAATGCCGCTGGTAGTAGCAATATCAAATGTGGCGCCCTGACATAAAATCATCATACACTAGTGCGCGCCCGTTGCGCTTAAATGACCCGGTGAATCATGGCAAAAATTACCGCCATGCAGGAACAGTCCCACATGTGAGAGTTATTCCCGGAGGCAAGCCACTTGAGGGAGACCCGCCCAGTACGCTTGTCTATGGATTCCTGCTTGCTTTCGGCTTGCATCTGCTTAATGTATTCAGCAGAAACATTATGAGGAACCTTGAAATGCCCCGTTTTAATCCGCGCGGCAAGAACATCCTTCGCCCGTTGGGAGGAAAAATTGAAGTGAAGGCACTGCACCCCCTCAACAATATGCCGTTCGATGGGCGCATAAATCAGTTTAATTCCCCTCCCCTTGATTTTGTGCAGGTACTCCTCTTTAACAGTACCGTTCATTGAAAACCAATGATGAAGACCGCATATCTTTCGAACGGCATCCGTATCAAAGGCACAGTCCAGAGCCACGCAATGATCAGGCACATTGAATTGAGATTGTTTACATTCAATATCTTCCAACGTTTCAAGGCGCCCCTCCGAAAGCAAATGAAAGGAGCCGCCAGCGTCAACGGCATAAACCGTATGCCAAAAGTGCCCCTTCTGGACGTCCACGGTCAGGAAACGGGTCCGTTCGTCTTCCACGGTGTACCCTTCCATACTTTCCGCCGTGAGTGGGATTTTCAACACGTCGTCTTTTTCGCCCAAATCCACAATGTTTTGAGCAAGCCGTTTCTGGATAAACTTTTTAAGCGGCTCTATGTCCCCCTTCCGCTTTTTTTGATTGGCAAGAATCCACTCCACAGCCAGATCAGCCCATGACACCCAGTAACAAGCCAAAGCATTAAAATTGTAGCTCACTATCTCCGGCAACGCGCTTGTGTTGCCGGAAAACACGTACTTGCCGCCGCTGGCCAGTCGGCGCCGGTTGTTCACGGTATCTTCTATTTCATGAGAGCAGCGCGGGCACACCATTTTGACGGATTCCTTAAAACGCTCCCAATCAATATTTTCCTCTTTACTGTAGATGACATCCCGCCAGTCATAAGCGTTCCACCCCTGGCAGCCGGGGCATTGCCAATGGTAATGATGGATGCGGCCCTTGCCGTACTCGTCAACCCAGTCCGTCCCCTTGTCGCCCCCCTGGGAGACCATCAAGATTTTACGGTTGAACCGGTCATGGTGGCGGGCCAGGAACTCCCGCACCATCCCCTTTTCCCATGCCCACATTTCATCACCAATCAAATACCGGCAGGACTTTGACTGCAACTGGCCCTTGGTAGCGGATACCATCCACAAATTCATGTGCGGGAAAAGGATTTCCGTTTTCCTGGCCGCATGCCTTTTCTTTGGTAACAAATCCTTCAGGGCTTTGTTGTCGCGGAACGTGGGGAAAAGCCGCGTCTCCGCAAAATCAGATGTTTCCTGCTCATTCTGAAACGCGACAAGGGTATTTCCGGCATCATTGGCAATGAGGTAATTAAGCAGACCTACAAACAATGTTGATTTGCCGGAGCCGGTTGGCGCCATCAGGTTAATGTGCTTGACCGTACCGTCATTCAAGAATTTGTCAATGGGGTCCAGCAGGAACGGGCTCAATGTAAAATCAATGTGGGAAGACCTTGCCGATTGCTGGTCTACCACATTTTCACGTATCCATGTAACCGGCTCTACATCCATTCCCGCGGATACATTATCCGAGAAAAGATTCAGAAATCCGGCAGCCTTTTCAATGTCTTTCATTGTTCCGCCCGGCTGATCACTTTGATTTGTGCCTTGGCCTCTTCTGCAATGGAGTACAGGGCAGCCTTGATTTCCTCCCGCAGCACGGGAACCATTTCAGCAGCCGTCAACCCCTCCAATTTGCCCGGCAGCTTGTTTTCAAATGCCTGGATGACGCCCTTGGTTACGCTGGCAAGATGCACCACAAGTTCATTCACATCCTCCATGTCCACCAGATTTGCCTTGTCCTTTTCAAGCTTCACGCGGGCCTGTTCAGCTTGCAAATTCTTGTAGGTAATTTCTGCGGCAAGTTTCTTTTTCCGCAGTTCCGCCACTCCTTCCCCAACTTCCGGGGCGTTTTTTTCAATGCCTGAAGCAGCGGCTTCAACGGCTGGACTTTCCTTCCTTCTGGCCTCAATCAATTCCCGTATTTGAGCATGCGTCAGCCCGCGCTTCACATGGTATGTGATCGTGCTTTTGTTGACGCCCAATTGACGGGCAAGTTCAGCCTGTGAAATCCCTGTCATTACTCTTCCCTTTACATATTATTATATCATGATATGTTGATAAGTAAACATCGCAGATATGGAACCGCAGCAGTCATATTACACAGCACACACGGATTTTGAATATCCGGAGGATGAACAGGAGCAGGAAAATGAATTCCGGGAACGTGCCCTTGAAATGATCCGGATCATGTCCCTGGCCCTGTATCACCTCATCAACAGCCGTACCCCCAATGTTACCGCGTTTGGTGTGGCATACGCGCTGGGCCTAACGTCCGTGCTCGGCAATGAGCGCATGGCCGAACGAGCGCGCAAGCTGGGCGTACATAAGGCAGCCATTTCCCGCGCCGCCTCCAAATTCCTTGCGGAAAGCGGCCTTCCGCCGTCCCTAATGATGCAGCAGGCGGAACATGCCGCCATTAAGCGACGTCCCATCAAAAAACTGGAAGCACCGCGCAAAAAGGGGCCGGAGCAGATTATGAAGGTATACAACACGGGCAAGAAGAACTTTGAGGAAAACCAGTTAATTCTTGACCTGTTTAAAGTCTGAATCCGTCCGGTTCCCCCGGATGCAGGATTTCCCACATGACGCGGGCGCAAGCTTCCCGGATAGTACATCCCGATTGCTGGACGATGGGTTCATAAAAATCCTTCTGTCCGCAGTGGACGGCGGACACATGCCGGGCCAGCTTCGCCAGTTTTGATAACTGGTAGGAGTCGCACGTACGGATTCCGATCAGGTATTTCCCGCCCTGGAACTCAATCACGTCGGCGCCCTTGCGCCCGTACAGGTACAGGGCCAGCAAGGAAACGGTCACGTCCTCCGGGTAGGTTTGATCATGGCGTACCGGGAATTCCCGCGTCACCAGGACATCAAGAGCATCATTGATGAATTTCCGCGTCACCCAGTAGCATACACCGGACCAGGCGAACGGCACGGCGCACTGGTAGCCCCCCGCAAGTTTCCTGCGCTCAAACAGCGATTTCCGGATTTCGTCTAGCGACATCAACAGTGCATCAGCATCAATCTTGATTACGGGTTCCCGGCCCGGAATATCCTGCATGCAGGAAAGCATGCCGCGGACACATTCAAGGCCGTTCAGGTTCTTGTTGCGCTCAAAATAGGTCTTCTTGTAAATGATGTCCTTCCCCTTGGGGATGTCCTTTTTTGTGAGCGGGGCTTTCCCATCGTCAAACAGGTAAATCATGCAATCAGGGTCAACCTTGCGGATTTGCCCGACACATAATTCAAGACATTTATAGTCTTCCCGGTAGCAAAATATAGCGTAATTCATTTATCTTTAATTTATTGGTTCGTATTGATTTGAAGATTTATTCCATTCTCCTTGTTGGATATAGATTTTTTCATTATCGTTTCTCTTTAAACGCAATGCGTGATCACTATCACACGCAAGCACAGTCCATGAATCACTGATAAGACCGTCGGAGCCGTCGCTAGTCGTATCTGCATGGAGTTCAACGGAAAGCGCATCTCCCACCATTACAAAATGGGCCTTTACCCCGTTTGCGGGCTCGCTCCAATTCCGGTCGTAATCAAAAACGACATAGCCACTACTGGTTTTCCGCAATGGTTTTTCAAATTTTAAATTCTCGCCAACAGCCAAGGAATCCGCGTTCAAGCTTATATCAAGCTGTCCTCCCGTCTTGGTTAATTGGTACTTGATGCCGTTGGACGTTTTTTGAGTAGTGTTGACATTTAATTTGATTGTGCTTCCGGCAATCTCAATGGGGGCTTCCGCCGTGTAACTGATTTGTTCCGGCTCCGTCATGGAATCGGTATCAAGTTTCATGGCAAGCTCACCGTTTTTGACTTCCAGGCTGTACTTGATGCCGTTGGACGTTTCATGTTCCGTTTGGTCCAGCTTGAGAGATACGCTCCTGCCGGTGATTTCAATGGGGTCTTGCCCCGTATAGTCGGGGCGTTCATCCTTGATTCTCACGCCAAGCCTAACCGGCCCTTCCTCCGCGCCGCCCTGCCCTTTCCCCTTTTTCTGGACAAGCCACACTTTCAGATTGCTATCAGCATCAATGTTTTCTTCTTCGCTGGATGATTCAATGTTTAGTGTCAGTTCGTTTTCCTCTTCGACTTCCTTGAGTTCCAAGGCGCATAAGGGGTCCGTCTTAAGCTTGTATTTTTTGAATTCCCATTTGATTACATCCCAGTTGATGAAGGTAATGCCTTTGTGCTTGTAAATAATGGATTTATCACGTTCCTCAAACTCACCTACGACAATGTAAGCTTCCCCGTCTTCCGGCTCTGGAACCTCATTCCCCTTTTCCAGGATAGCGGTATATGCCTCCCAGGTGTCCGTGTCATACGTAACATGCACCCACACTTTTTCCCCTGCCTTAAAAGAGGCTTCATACTCGCTGATCTCTATATCTTCATTTTTCAGCAGTATCTTCTTTTCTTCCTCATTATCAGTATCTTGTTCCTCTTTATAGGCATTCAAAAGGAGCCCTCCAGAGACCTTGCCGGAAAGGGATGCCTCCGCGTCATCCGTGATTTCCACCAAATCAAAGGCCAGGGGGCGTGAACCGCGCTGATAAGGGGCAATGGAAACGTTCTGGCCGCCACCGCCGCGCATGGACGTTTTGCCATGCGTAGCAGCATTGAGGGCGTTTGTAAGGGCGTTGGCCCAATCCGCCTTGATAGGGTCTCCCTTAGTGATGTTATCCATTTTTGTATAGGTCCGTTGACCAGCCTCCGGGATTGGATTGCGTATATTCTTCCGTGATCTCGTATTCCCTGTTACCTACCTTGTGGATGGAGTACCGGGTAAAGAGATAATTGAGCTTATACCCTTGTACTTCCGTTGCGCCTCCAAACTCGCTGCCCTGGACAATCTTTCCCACGCGCTCCACCTTGGACGGATCCACGCGGCGCGCTGTATAGGTTTTCGTGATGACCGTATTGTTCTGCGAAATTTTTTTGTAACCGAGTGTGATATATGGGGTAATCGGGGTAACGGGGAGTTGAATATGCCCCGGCGTTTCGTCTTTCTCGCATTTAAGCCGGTACTGGCCGTTGCTGCACAAGACAAGCCCCCCGGACAGGTAAACGGCCAGAGTTCTCATATCATCCTCTGAATATTTATTGTTCCCGTTCGTGTCCCGCAACTTGTAATAGCTCAATATGGGCTCAAGCGTCATGTTCGAGCGGTCGCTGATCTTGACCTTGTACTTTTCCTTCGCGTCGTCGGGATTATCCGGGTTGTCTGGATTGATGGGGTTGCCGTCTTCATCCTCATTGGTATCTCCGGACGGGTAAGAGTACGTTACCGTCACCTTGTAATGCGTTGCGGAATGCAAGGCGATCTTGTAACCCGTCGCCATCATGCCGGGGGCATTGGGATTGGTCGCCATGGCCGCCCACTTGGGGCGCTGGAACCCTGCAATGGGTACAATTTGGGATTGTGAAACGGTGCGGTTGACTCTGTACGCTACAGCGCCCTGCTGGCTAGCAGCACTCGGCGCAACGTCCGCCCTGATTCGTAAATCGTTTGTCCAGGTCATCATTCAAATAATCAAAACGCCTTCTTCCAAAACCTGGGAAAAAGATTGCGTGGTTTCCGTCTTTCTCCCGTAGGGGTTGTTATCCTCTCCCATCTTCACAAAATTGCCACCGCCCGCGGAAATCAATGACTGAAGGGCGGCATCCGGGCCCTTCCCTTCCGTGGTCGTGATAGAATAGGAACAACACCTTTTATAGTAGTCAGTTATTCCTTTATTTATTACTTTGTTGAACAGGTCAGAAAGTTCCTTTGAGTACTTCACGCCCCCCAGGCCGAAATCATACGGGTCTTTCCTTTTCAGCTTGGAGTCAATTTTCAGGGATTCAATATCCACACGGCCCGACATGATCGCTTCATAGGCTTTCCGCAGGTCCGGATTGTTCTGAAACATGGGCTTGAAATCCGGGTGGTCAAAAATGCTCTTGCTCGTTACGCCAGCCGTAAATTCCCAAGTGGTTTTTGTATCCTTGGGGTCAAAATCAAAGGGGTCCGGGTCATCAGGGTCCGGGTCTGGATTATCCGGATCATCTTCTTGAGGGGCTTCTTTTTTGAAGGTACAGACCGTTTTCCATAAGTCCGCAATCTGCGAGTGCTCATAGTTGGATAGGGTCAAATCCGTGAAGCCGGGAACATGGCAATGCAGGGTGTAAGGAGGTGTGAATTTCTCCCCAGGGGGCGCCACGTAAGAAACGCTTGCCGACCATGAGCCATCATCAGACATGGACGCATCAAAATCGCCTTGCCACCCATACCCGCCTGTATGTTTAATATCCTTGTTCATGTCAGCTAAAGAGGGCAACGCCGCCTTTCTCGGCCTTTTCCGCAATCGTCTTGAGGTATCCGTTTGAGGTCTGTACCTCTTTTGTCAGGGAGTCCACGGCGGCAGAAAGGCCGGCATCCCCCTTCCCCACTAGGCCAAAGAGGGAACCGAAGCCAGACCCCACACGGGACACGCTTGAAAGCGTCTGCTGCACTGCGTCAAACCGCGTTTTAAACGCATCAGACATTTCCTTTGCCCGCTCCTTGGAGTCCTTTTCATCCTCCTTTTCCTTCTCCTTTTTGTCCTCAATTTTGTAGGTCAGGGAAACCTTCTGTTCCGCCAGCCCCAGGGCATCGTGTTCATTCATGCCGCCCTTCATGAGGGATTGCATTTCCTTCCGCACGTCCCGCTGTTTTTCCAGCTCACGCAGCTTTTTCTTTTCCCCGGCGAGCTCGGCCCGCATGATGGCAATGTTTTCCTGTGTATCGCGTGCTGTCTCTTCCCCAAGCCTTTTTTGCTTGGAGATTTCATCATTGATGCCGCGGATAATTTCACCAACGGCCAGCAGCTTTTCATACTGGACAGATTCATCAAGATTCAGGCCGCCATTCCTCAATTTTGAGTCAAGCTCGCCAAAAGCCTTATTCCATTCATCAATGCTGGACAAGTCAACAGTTTTGAGCCATGCTTCAATTTTCTGATACGGGTTTTCAATCTGGTTGATCTCCCGTTCAGTCCCCTTCTCCGTCCACCGGTCACGGGCCTTGAGCGCCGCCTCATTCGCTTTTTCGATAGATTTTGCAAGCTCTTTCTCTTCCTTGGCTAGTTTTATGTCAGCTTCCGCTTCCTGTCTTTTTATCTCGGCCGCCCTGACATTTTGATCAATCCTGGTTAACATCCCGGAGCCCTTCAAGCCATCAATAAGGCTCTCTCTTGACTTAATAAGACGTACTAAATAATTGGCTTCACTTTTTAAATTATCATCACCAATTTCATTGTACATGTCGTTCACTTGAGCAAGCCTCATTTGCATGGCATTCCGTTCTTCAATGACGTCTTGTAAACGCTTATTGAATTCCTGGTAACTATCTATTTTAGCAAAGTCGTTCTTTATTTTGTCGCTTGAATCATAATCCGATTTGTATTCTCGGTATGCATCACCTTCATTGCGTTTTTCTACTACTCCAAAGAATTCTTGAGTTTTCCGAACAGGAGTAAAAAGCCAATCAACACCATCAAAAAATTTTCGTGTTCCATACGCAAAATTTGATATAGAACCAATAGCTATTTCAAACCCATCTGCAAAGTCTTTGCCTAGATTTTTTGCAGAAGAACTATTTTTGTCCATTTGATCGGACATTTCTTGTAGCTTAATTGTTAATCCTTCAATAAACCCCTCTCCAAATTTAGCTTTAAGAGCATCCCAATTATCTTTGAAGGTTGAAATAGAACCATTCAAGGTTTGAGATTGTGCTTTCATCCCACCAGAAAAGCGCGCAAATGAATCGGCTGCAATCTCCCAAACTTCATCGCCCTTCTTTCCGGCCTTTTGCAATTCCTCAAGCTGGATGCGAACTTCTGGTGTGATGGCCCCAAGTTCAGACAGACGCGCCAGCGGTTCCCCAACGGCGCGGCCTGACTGCAAACCAGCCCATAAGCGACCTATGGTGGTAGCAAGCTCTTCAATGGGAATGTTAAGGGCGCTTGCCACGTCTCCAACCATTTCCAATCCCTTTCCGGTTGCAAGGGCACCACCGGTCAAAGACTCCAATGTTACAGAGGCGCGAGAAATGCCGTTAAGCTGAAATGGCGTTTTGGCGGCGAAATGAGCAAGTTCCTCCATGCGTTTTTTTGCTGCTCCGGCAGATTTAAGCAATGGGACGAACGATGTTTGAAGCGTTTCCCTGTTGCCAGCCTCCATAACAGAGGATTTGACAAGATTGAAAGCCCCAATAGCAGCGGAAGCCGCCGTAATAGCGGGAAGAAGTCCGCGGAAAGACTGTGTAATCCCTGAAACCGCTTTATCTATTCCATTGCCACCAAGCTTGATACTCTTGGCAGCAGAAGCCGTTTCATGGATTTTATTTTTAATTCCGGAAAGTCCTTTTAAAACCTCTCCAAAATCTCCGGAAAATTTGAATTTTACCACACTCATTCTTCAATATTCACAGGCTTTTTAAACAGGGCGTCCAGACGTTCTAAATCAGCATGATCTACCTTCCGAGCATGCGTGTAATAACAGCTCACTCCATTTACAACACATTCACTCATAAGGAACTGTAGAATCATGCTGTATGGAATATCATATTTGATATAATTTAAGGGGTAGCCCGTCTTTGAAGCAATCGCCCAAACCACCTGAATAAAGTAGTTCGGTCTGTCCCCTCCCGTTTTTTTTTGGAATCCTCAACAGTGAAAGCAGTTTCCTCAACTGATTTTGCCTGTTCACCAACCAAGAGCGAAATGCGCTGCACTTCATCAGGGCTCAACTCATATTTAAATTTGAGGATGGATTCCTTGAATTCTTCAAGGCTCATTGATTCAAGTTTTTCAATATCAGCCGTATGAATATAAATATATTCTACAATGCCGCCTAAATCCATGCCCCCATTCATGAACCCGCAGTTAAAACGCTGCATCAACTCCATGCTTCCAACAGACAGGGGACGGAGTTTCAAGACTTTTTCCTTGTCGCTCATAACGTTCTTTTGATTAGGAGTTCAAATGCCCCAGGATTTCGCGTTTATCTTCTTCCGGGCAATCCTCCGGAATCATGGCTATCTTTTGTCCATCCTTGGAGCGGATACAGGCGATTTTCCGGAATCTAGGAAGTCCGGCCAGAATACCGCGGCGACAATCAAAAGCCGCTTTGACCAACGCAAAGGGGTCTTCCGGATTGTTTTTCACAAAATCCGGGTCATTCCACTTACTGATCATTTCGCGCGTCTCCGGGGTATCCGCGAAGTAAAAAACCTTCCGTTCCCCCCGGTCAGTAATGATGATTTCTGCCCTCTTGGCAATGGGGGACGTGGCTGCAAGCAAAGCACTTGCAAGGTTGATGTCTTCAATATTGATTATATTATTCATGTTACGTCTATTATGTTATTTTTTTTGTTCGAGATAGGGGCGCCAGAAACGGCGCCCCTTGAAGTCTGTTATTCGGAAACAATTTCCGGGTTCAGGGCTTTAATGTTCGGGCCATAAGAGGCTTTAACGGTAAAGCTTCTGTAATTCTCTGCCTCCATTTTCATATCTACACTCTTGCAGATGGCCTTAGTTACCTTTTCCGGAATTTGTTCACCTAAATTCCTGATGCAGAGATTCAAAACATCCGCATGGACATCAACAATGTCGCCAATATGCGGAACCTCCGTTCCGGTCTTTCTCATGTAGGCTTCCCAAGTAATTTCGCATTGGGAACTATAGAGAGTATTCCCTTCAGTAACGCCTTTGTCCCCTTTAAGTTTAACATCCCCTTCTGCGGACCATGAATAACTTACGGAAGAAATAATAGCTCCAAAATCCTGTTCTCCGGAATAATTGATCCCGAAGATACCGTCGCCGTGCTGTATAAAATCAGATGCATGTGCCATACAAATGGCGGTGCGTTGCGCTTCCGGCGGACCTCCCTTTCCCGCTTGACAAAATCGCGGAATGAGGCATATTAAAGGTGCGTTAGTAATTCGGAACATTCACATGTTCACCTTCTAAACAATCGCCCCGGCCTGGTGAAGCAGGCCGGGGCTTTCTTTTAGCTGAACAGAACTATAAGAAGTTCAATCAGTCGCGTTAATAATTCATACTTCATTTACATGTTACACCTCCTTTTTTAATCCCGGACCAACCGGGCAAGGCGAGTATGAAGAAAAACTAAACTTTTTGCAAGATATTTCTACGAATAAGTTTTGTATATTAGATTGATTGTCAAAATATTATATAAATCATCTTTCGATATAGCGCACTGTCCAGGTTGTTACCCAATCATCCCCGTCCAGCGCGGATGAAGAATCAATCAGGTTGAAAAAGTCGCACCGTTCGCCGCAATCCATCCGGCCCAAGGCTTCCACAAGCTTTTCTTCCGCTTCCGAGTCAGACCGGTTATTGATCAGGGCAACGGAAAGCGTATAATCCCAGGCGGGCAGCGGAAACCATGGCTGCGTGCGGCTCGTCATCTCCACCACCACGCAGGGCTTGCGTTCTAAATCTTCTTCATTTCCGGCCTTGTAGGCAGTAAATCCGGAATTCCGTAGGTGTTTTACAATGTCATCAACAATCATGATTTATTTATCCTTTTCCATTCATGGTGCAGTTTTAAGTTAGTGGCGGTTAATGCGTTAGAATAAACAAGCGGGAACAAGCGTTCAATCATGGCTTCCTTGGCATACGGTACAGGGTTGATTATTTCCACGGAATCCCCGGTGCGCCTGTATATGCCGTTCAAGCCGTGCCGCGTAATCCATTGGGGAAGACGTCCCGTCGCTTGCCATCCGTAAGAGGTGGGCCATGTCCAGCCAGATTTTGCCTTGCCTATGTGCTTAAACACCTCCATGCGGTACTTTTTGAGTCCCCGGCTGTCTGACGTAACGCGCCCGGTAATGGCGTCCACCGTTCCGCGGCGCCGGGCGTCCTTATGCATGCGTTTCGTGAAACTGGCGTAAAACGTCACCGGAACGCCGCTGTCAAATGCTACTTGCTGGGCTTCCTGTTCTTTCTTCTGCCGGAGCATAGCATACACGGGACGAGCCATTACCGGATCACGTTCCTTGAACATCCTGTAAGCCTTCCCAGGGGCGCCCACAGCCCGCGCAATGTCACGGCTGGCAGAACCTTCCCCGGACTTTCGCCCGGCCACCTTGGATTTCCGGTTTTTCCCGAGTGGGAGAGTCGCATTGAAGCACATACCGCGGGCCACATTGGATGCGTACATGTCCAGGAACAGCCTACCGAAACGCTGAATATTTTTGTGCCCGTCCCTGATAGCTTTGTCGAGCCCTTCCACGTTGCATTTAATCATACAAATCAACCGATAAAGTTAATACCCTATAAACACAATTACTTGTAACGGCGGTAATCTTGAATTTCATCCCCTCACATTCCACGCGGCCCCCTACCTGGAAAGAGTCCCCCGTTTGAATGTGAATGATGCGGTCCCGCTGGTTGCAATACCCCCCCTCCTGGCGTTCAAGGGTTACGTCACGGGAATTCATGTACCCCTGGTATGTCTTCCCCTGGTAGGCAATTTCCGCCTGTGGTAATACCTGATTTATGCGCCGGTGCGCGGCGTTAGCCGCATCTGTGAATCTCATATAAATGGCGGGGCGTTGCACAAAAAACCGCCCCGGACAAGTCCGGGACGGTGAACACCAGCAGTTAATGCAAAAAAAATTAGCTTTCAGGAGGCGTGACAGCAGCGGCAACGTACCCTTTCACCTTATCCGGCTCAAGTATCTTGGCGCCGAACATCAGGCCCAGGGAGGCCCATTCTGCGCGGGTATTGCGGTCAATCCAGTTGCAGAACATCACCGTCAGCCCTGCAAGGCCATCAATAGTGATAAGCTCCCAATTGATGTCATCTTTGAGATCATCATCAATTTCCGGGATGGCGGAACCTACGGCGATCGCCCCGCCTTCGTAAGCCACGCCCACAACATCTTTCGAAAAGACGGAAGCTTTTGCTTTGTGGATGGACTCAAACCCATAGGCGCCTCCATCAAGCTTAAATTCCGTAGTGTTTTCCGGAAGAATGGCCCGGTAATAATCGGGAGTCAATAACAGCCTGGGTTCATCAGATTCAATATCCCCGCTTAAATTGATGCAGCCGCGCTTGTTGAATTTATCAGCGGTCCCAATGGTCTTTGCTCCGCTCGCCGGAATAAGAGACATAATACGCTTGTGCAAATCATTGGCAAAAGCAATAGAATTTGTCTTTGCCAGATCGGCCAACTTCCACCCATTACGCTTTTCAGCCGTAGTAATTCGCCAAGCTTGATGCAGTTCGGTAAGAGAGAGCGGAATCAAATTACCGTCGTTTTCCTTATCGTTCTGGTAAGACGTAGGATTCTCCACTACTTCACCAGATGCCTTAATATCTTTAAATTTAATCTGGGAGGCATATTCCATGCGAAAATCTTTCTTGAGAAATTCGAGCGGAACTAGTGCCTTGCGTAAAGAGGTAATAACTTCTCCGTGGATAGCTACCTTTTGTGCATCAGAAAGTGCCATAATCGTAAATAATAGTTTGATTGTTAATATTGTGTGTTGTTTACTTACAAAGTTTCATCAATTCATCCTTATGGGCTGCATAAAACTTCCGCTGTTCATCTCCGGAAAGCGCCGTGTACTGCTCCAGGATAGAGGGGGTTTCCTCGCCGTCTTCCGGCTTATCCACTACGGCTTTATGCCCCATGCCAGACACCATTTCCGCGGCCTTCTGGCTCGCCTTCGTATCGGCTTCTTCCTCAAGCTGGTTTTTCTTGAGGGCAACGGATGCGTGGAGCTTGACATTCTCCTTTTCCAGGGCTTCGACACGCTCACAAAGAGATTTAATAGAGGATTGGATTACTGTAATTCCATCCCTCATTTCTGCCCCAAGAGGGGCAAGCTCTTGTTTGAGCGCATCAACGATATTTTGATCAGACTTGAATAGTGCCATACTTATTGCGGGGCGTTGCGCTTTTAATTTGCACCGGGAAAATCAACCCAGGGCATTACATCATCAATCAGGCCCAGGGAGGCAGCATCTTCCACCACAAAGACCTTGCCGGAAAAAGCATCCGCAGAAAGTCCGGGGCGTCCGGAAACCACAAACTCCTGAAACCGTCCGGCGATCTTGTTGCACAAATCCCTGTAATAGGCGATTGCCTCCGCGTTCATTGGGGTTTCCGGATGTTTGAAAACAGCATCATCATTCGTGATGGTCAATATTTCCTCGCTCTTGGCATTCCAGAGGCTGATGACAGTTCCGATACTGCCAACCAGCGCCGTTTCCGTCACGATCACCTGATCACAAGCCGAAGCCAAATAATAGGCGGCAGAGCAGCACATGCCTTTGACATAAGCCACGGTTTCCACGGGCAGGGATTTAATCAATTCCGCTGTTTCATGGCAGCCTTGAACGTCTCCTCCCGGAGAGTCAAAGACGAAAATCACTTCGTCAATGTTTCCGGCAGCAGCCTTTATTTCCTCCACGATGGATTGATAATTTGTGCCGCCAAGGGCTTCATTCAACGGCACGCCGTCACCGTACAGGGGCCCTATTACGTCAATCACCAGGGATGACCCAATTACCCGCGCTTTCTGGCGCGTCTGGATGAAAAAAGAGAAGTCAAAATCCGGGTTCCCCGCGGCTTTCGGTTCAAGGTTCTTCCGCTGGCGCATACTCGCCAGCCATGCAGTTTCTTCACAATATAACGGTTTCATAACGTTAAAATTTCCTGATATAATCCGGAGAGATTTCTACCCCAAATTCTGCTTCAGCTTCACGGCGCAACTTCTCCGCAATGGCGGCTTCCCTGGCGCGTATTCTCAAATGGTCCTCAACCTGCGTTCCGTTTTCCTCACAGATTTCTGTGAGGTTTTTAATGCCGGCATTGTACTCTTTCAACTGACTGTTGGAGTCGCGCCCCATGTCCACGCTTGGACGCTTGGCGCGGCTGAACATCATGTTCCACCAGCCTACCGCGTGCGGGATGTCCTCCCGCTGTATACCTACGGCCAAGACATACTGTACAAGCAGTATGGCGGCATCTTCAAGCAGCGTGGCCCGGTCCCGCGTGGTGTTATCGAATTTGGACAGGGACATTCTATTCCCAACGCCGCTTGAGTCTGGATTGACCACAATATCATAGGGCACCCCTACCCCGGACAAGACACCCTTCAAGAGCCGTTCCGAAAAGCTCATGTAGTTCGGGGAGGGGCGCTCAATCTTTAGGGAGTCAAGGGAGTCTTCAGACTTCAAAAACACAATTTGCTTGTCTCCTGTATTGCGTACAACAACCTCACCATTATTGCCCGGTTTGCTGTAAGCCTGTGCTATGTCAACTTCTCCCGTTTCATTCTTTTTTACCAGGGCGATCTGTGAGGCAATTTTCATAGCCCCAAGTTCGGAAACATTGATGTCATCAATATAGCGGAATTCCTTGAGTCCATGTGAAAAGAGAGGTTCCCCGCGGCAAGTGGCAAGAAAATCATCGTCAACTAAATGCAGCATTGAGGACGCCGGAATTATCTCGCCGCCTCCCGGTTCATCACCGTCCAGCCAATAGGCGATTTCACGCCCCATGCGGTTAGTTATGACACCGTGCAGCACGTTCAACCCCTTGTATTTTCCAGAGTCAATAAGGCCATCTTTAGGAGAGCACACCCGGTTTGCCCGGATAAATTGCAGTTGAGGAAACCCTGTCTTGCTCTCCGTCAACATTACAAAGCAATCCCCGTCAATGTCGATGGCGGTGGAGATCAGATACAGGAGCGAGTGAAAATTCTTTCCGTTCACGCATGCAACTTTGTAAAACGCCTTGATGTACTCGTCATACTTCGCTGCAACTTCCGGATTCTTGCACAAAGATTTGAACAGAAACGCTTTACCTATAGAGTATTCAGCCTTCATGTTCACGGCGCCTTTTACAACGCCGTTGTTCTTGTACAACAGACGGGACGCGGAAATGAGGTTCTTCCGGGTAAGGCGTCCGGAAAGCTGTTCCGGCTCCTTGAGGTAATTCGGCAATCGTTGCAAGCCATCATCATAACTGCCGCTTTTGTAAATGGGACGGCTTGAGAACGGGCACCCGAACTGGTCTAAAATCTGAACATTCCCCGCCTTCATCGGAACACCACCCTTGCAACGTTGTTCCCTCCTTCAAACCGGCCATGCTCAAGAGAGCGGATAGCCAGCCCCAAGGCTTCAACCCACAAGTCAACAGTCATGGAGCCTGGCGCGAACTGGAATGAGCTATCACCCACATTCCCTTGAGTGATTTCCTTCCCTTGGTTTTCAATTATGTCTTCAACAGCCTTATCTAAAGCCTCTTTCAAGCGTAGTATGCGCTCGTCGGCATCCACCAT